GGTTCGCGCCGGCATTGTGTTCAACAAGCGTTTCAACATCGCCTGTGCCGATGCCAGTGCAGAACTGAGTAAAGCCGTCACGCAGTGTCACCTTTTCAACAGACGGAAAAAAGTTGCTCATCACGATGGCGTCAGTCGGCGGCATGGCGTCGATGCTGTCCCGGCTGTTCAGGCCACCCACAGGGGCCGGCACAGATGCCGCTTTGACGCGATACCTAGAGGCTGTTGGCAGTGCCTGGAGCATTAGCTGCTGACCCCATATCCGCTGTCAGGCAGATTGTAAGAATAAGGGCTGACCAAGTACCGCCGCGCATCATCGAGCGTGATGATTGGCGCACCACCAGAACGGCTAATCGCCTGCCGCAACTCTAGCTGGTACTGACGGAAATCCTCATCGTATGCCAGACCATGAGCCTGCTTGAAGCGGTATGTAGCGCCCATTTCAATTAGGGTTTCATCTAGAATCCCGACATCGGTATCAGCGGCAAAAGCAGCCTGCGACGTGCCACCACTGGTCTGATTAAAGTGACTAGACACATACTCAAACCCGATGCTGTCAGCAGCGCTGGGCGTTGGCGTAATGTCAAACTTCAATGCGTTGCTGCTTGCCTTGAGACGGAAGCGGTCAACGATACCAGAGTCCACTGTGCCGTGGCGGTCAGCCTGAAACTGTTGTGGCGTGATCGGGCCAACCATCTGATCAAGGTCGGTACGGTTGTAAGCCGTGCCACTGACAAAACGGTCAAAGTCGGTAGGCAAGTCATAGGATTGCGTGCCGTTGACCGTGTTGAAGGTATGCTCCTTCATCAATATAGGCCAATTGGTGGCCCGCATGAGCTGCTTGCCCTCGCGGTTGATTATGACCAGGAGCTGACGTGCAATCGGATCTGTGTTGCCGACAACGGTGGTCGGGCGCTCAAATCCGGTGTAGTCAGCTACCGTCTGCGCTATCGTCAGCAGGCTCATCAGCTACTTCCTCAACCTTGGGCGCGGCTTTCTTGGCGGCGCGTTTCGGCTTGGCTTGCATCTGCAGCTCAGCAATCTTCTTGAGCTGCACATAAGGCTCACCCATCTGGCGCAGCTTTGGCTCCTCAGCCTCAGCAAGCTCCTCAATGGTTTCAATGTCGGCCAGTTCAAGTTCAATGCGGCGAGGCTCAGTCATGCCAGGCAGTTCACTCAAGCCGCCACCCTTCTTCTTGGGCTTCTTCTTGCCGGCCTTATACGCAGCCCATTGCTCAGGGAAGCGGGCCAAGTCTTCAGGCCGAACCGGCCCTTCCCAAATGTCTCTGACGCCAGGAACAGTGATGCGGCAGAAATCGCGCATATCACCGTTCAGCTCGCGCTCAAAAAAAATACCTTTCGCGGCCATTTAGTCCTCCAAATGTAGGGGCGAGAGGGCGGCCGTAGCCGCCCACTCTAGGGAGATTTACATTGGGAAATCGCAGATGACTTCCTTGTCGCTGATGTCACCAGCAATTGCACAGATGTTGTCTGTGACTGCTGCCGCTACATCGAGCGTGCCGTCCGACGATCCAGTCGGGGTCAGCGGGTCGCCGTCTGCGCCTGCAGTGAGGGCAGTGTTAAGCGTTGCCGGCCCTTTGATCTGAACCCAGCAATACTGACCATCTGTCGGTGCGGACTGCAGAACACCAGCGCCGATCTCTACGGAATCCGAGAGGTCGGAAGTCACCTGGTTGTTCTTGTAGCCATCAAGCGTGTAGTAGTACGCCACGTTGCCGGATACGGCTGCAACCGAACCAGCGCCAGTGTCATACTGCACATACTTGAAGATCCGCGTACCGTTAGTGTCGTCGATGATGGCACCAAGCTGACCTAGCTGAAACTCAGGCGTGTCAGCGACTGCGGTGGGGTCAATCCCCATTACTGAAGCAATAGCCATGACCAGTCTCCTCTAGGTATGGATGACGCCTTGCAGCGCACGGTTGGAGCAAGTGATGTTACCGCTCCAGAACATTGGCGTTACAAGTGCATCTTGGTTGACAGACATCCGCGCCTCACCAGGCACGAAATCACGACCCGCAGCCACTTCCAGACGCAGATAGTCGGTGTTCAGGAAGTACATACGGTTAGTGTTACAGGCGTCATCAAACACAACATCCGAGTTCAGATACTGGACGCTGGTGAAACCAGAGTTAGCCAGATCGTCGCTAGTGATGCGCTGGATGGCCTGCAGGCTTCCGAGGAAAGCCTTGTAGGCGTTGGTGCCGGCCATAACTAGGTCAGGCGAGTCAGCGCCGCGAACAAGCTGCAGATAGATGTTGTTCATATCTGCTTGCACGTTTGCTGTGCTGAAAGCGCTAGACGTAGCAGTGGTCTGCACGTTCTGCCAGAAGGTGTAGGTTGAGGAGTTAATCCCGCCCACAGTGCCGGTGCCGGCATCAGCCACGATGAGCTGAAGGCCACCGACTTCCTTGCCGTCGCTGCCGGTGCCATCCGAGTAGATAGCAGTCGAAAGCGTGTTCATCATCGACTTCTCAAGGACGTTCACACGCGCCTCAAGCAGATTGATGATAGCCTCAGTGCCGGAGTTTTTGACTTGCTCCAGGCCGCTGATGGTGACGTTACCGGCAAGCTGCTTGTAATCAAATACAGCAGCCGTCAGAACGTCAGACGGCGAGACATCAAGGGTTTCATAGCCGCTGTAGAACTGAACAGTTCCGTTTGCAGCATACTCAAGTTCACGCACGATATCGCGGCCAGTCACGGATGTCTGGTTGCCATTCTCGCGCATACGACGCAGCAACGCATTGTGGTTGCTTACGTTATCAGAGAGCTGTCGTGACCGGTTGCGAAGCGTGGTCGTGACGATCTCTGAGAGATTGGGGCTTGTCGCCATAGGTTCTACCTTCCATTCTCAAGTTGACGGATCGACGCCATAATGGTGTCACGGACAGACATCCCCGCTGGAAGCGCTTGTTGAGCTGGTGCGGCACTGCCTCTGACTTTCGACCTTTGCGCTTTTTTCGCTTTCTTCACGGCATCTGTTTTCACCGTGTCCTGCGACTTCTTCAGCGCGTAATTGTCCATCTCTGCCTTCCGCAGCTCAGGGTCGGCGTAAACCGCCATTTCATAAGCTGACTTCAGGTCTGGAGCATTGCCGTTGCTGATGAACGTACCCATCACAGACCGCACCTTTTCAAAATGCGGATACGCTGGGTTACCGTTTGCATCAGTTTCAGCGGCAAATTGGTCGATCAAAGACTGCGTGCTTTGCTGGACGCTTTGCTGTTGTTGTGTCTGTTGGTTCTGGATGAAGCCGGTGAGCTGAGCCACTTGCTGCTGCAACGCCTTCACTTGCGGATCTGCATACTCATCCTCTAGGGCGGCATCGTTACCGACTGCCCCGATATCCACGCCATACTGGTTGGCCAACCAAGCAATAGCGTTTTGAGGGTCTTTCTGCAGAAATTCGTTAGCAGCCATCAGTTGCCTGACCGCTGCAACGTCATCCATGCCCGCCCTTGCGAATTTATCGCGGTGCGGCGCAAGAATTTCATCGAGTGCTTCTGAGCGCTTGCGGAGAGCCGCCACACCTTGAGTTTTCTTGGTGTAATCGGCTTCCATTTCCTTGTAGCGCCGCATCATAAAGTGCTGCGCTTCCGGCTCCATAGAAGCAAAATCATCTTTGAACTCAGCAGGCCAATGGTTCATTGGCTCCAGCGCTTCTAGTTGTGGCGCTTCTTCTTCTGCCTCGTCTGTTTCCTCAAGCTCAGCGTCAGGCTCATCATCAGCTTCTTCTGTGCTTGTCGGCGCGGGTGGCTCAGGCAGACCATCTTCCTGGTCGTCGCCGGCATCTGCGTTCAGTTCTTGCAAAGTCCTGGCAACTGTCTCAGCGACTGTTTCCGGCCTTGCTGGCTCGGCTGGTGCGGCAGCATCGGCTGCGGCCTCAGCGGGAGTGCTATCAAGCGGGAGTTCTTGTTCTGTCATTTGAATAGATGGTCTTGGCTAGTGCCTACCTCCACAAAGTTGTTGCGCCGCAAAAACTCGCGGTGCTGGGAACGGCTGGTGATCCAGCCACGATCTTTCATGTTCTGATAAGGCTCGATGTCGCTCAAAATGGAAACGCCGCTCTTGGGAGCGACGCTTGCCTTGGGTACGATCTGACCGTCCCTGAACACAAATGTCTGCTTGCTCATCCCATGAGCATCCTTGCTGCCATGTCACGCTGCGCCTGATCCATCTTGCGGCGCGGCTTGTTCATGCTGCCAATCGCCTGCATCAGCTCAGGAAAAATCTTATTCAGGACAGCCGCAAGTGGGCTATCCATCGCCTCGCGGATGATCTCTTTTTCTTGCTCTGACAAAGCCTGGTAGGCTTCATCAGCGCGTTCCATATCGACTTCCATCATGCAAAGTCCCTTGGGTTGCCAAAGATGTTGAGTGTCGGCGCAGCCTGCTGTGGCTGCGTCATGCCGCGTGTTTGTAACAGATCAACCAAAGTGCCGCCGGCATAGCCATACGGCTGATACAGATTGCCTGTGCCGCTGTAGAGATAGAACGGATTCAGCAAGTAATTCGCTGCCAGATCGTCAATCACTTCTGGCGTCGTTGTGCCTGGGTCGGCAGGGTCTGCCGGTGCCGCTGGTGGCGCTGCACGCTCATCGCCACCGCCGCCACCGCCGCCACCGCCGGCTGTCATTGCGACATTACTGGTCGCCGGCACGAATGTTGGGTCTTGCTGCATCCGCTGACGCTGACCAAACGCAAAAGCTGCAGAATCTGCTGGGTCAGGCGCATTGAATAGATTGCCCAAAAAACCACCGCCAATGATCGCGTTTAGCGTGGTGCCTGGCGCTGTCACTGGCGCGTCGTTGGGATCTGGCGTGCCATAAAGCTCATCATAGGCATCTGCAAAAAAACCGCTCATAGGAGAGCGCCGACCGGGTGCCATCGTCGGTGTTACCGGATCTGGGCGATTTGGACGAGACAAAGATTCTGCAACTGCGCGATTTATTAACCCGGTGGCATCTTGTGCTCCAACAGGTATTTGATTGATTGCTATGGTTTCTCTGACACGATCCCTCACATCGTTTTGCGGGTCATCAATGTCGCCAAGGACAGAGGGCTTAAAACGAACATTGTCTCGCAAAATCTGTTGTTGCACAGGGTCAGCGTTAGGGTTTAGAAGCGTTGACACAGTAGCTATCGCCTGCTCTCGCATCTGGCTTACATCTTCATCTTCTTGGCTGGCACCGATGGGCGGCAAAATCTGACGGCTTGTGTCGATCACATTGGTCGTGCCACGCGCAAGCGGACGGCCTCGATCATCAGTCTGTGCCGGCGTGGCTGTCTCACGCGCATCATCGGCAGCACTGCCGCCACCGCCATCGCCTTTGAAGCAGATGCGGCTCTCTATCAGGTAACTGCGTACCATAGTTTACCTCTGTGCAAACGGTTGGCGCGGCCAACGACGCCTTTGCCAAATATTGACCTCAGATGATCCCTGCCCTCGCGCACCATCTCGCGCACGTTGCCATAGGGCGCAATGAAATCGACCAGCCACAGCCGGTCGCCTGCGTTCCAATCGTCAGGCTGTATCTTGCGACTGCCATCTAGGTAGCCGGCTTCTGTTTCCTCATTAAACAGCGCCCAAGTCATCAAACCGACCGGATGCTCATCGACTTGCCAGATCCTGAACTGCTGCAGCGCTACCGGCGGGATAATCAGCCGGTGGATGTCATCAACGCTCCAATCACAATGCTGATCGCTGTGGCCCATCAGCCAAGTGATCTTGCCGACAGCCTCAGTGTTCTTCACTGCGTCACCACCTTGGCCGCATCAATCTCCAGCTTCTGCTGCTTGAACTGGGCATCCTGCGCCGCCTTCTGCTGATCGAGCTGCAGACGCGCAACCTTCACCTGGGCATCAGCAGCAGCCTGGTCGGCCTGCGCCTGTACCTTGGCAGCTTCAACCTCAACCAGCTTATCAGCCGGGTTGGGTCTGCCCTGCGGGGGCTGAATCGCCTCAAGCGTGTCCTCAAGGTCACGCGCACCAGGGAACGCCCTGGCAGCAAACAGCAGCATCTGCTTGGCTTGCTCAAAGCCAATGGCACCAGAGCTGACCATCGGGCCAATCGCCTGCAGGAACTGCACTGTGGCAGTCAAAAACTCTGTGCGGCGCTGCTGTTCAATTGCGCTGTCTACAGCCTGGCTTTCGTCAGTGTCGATGCTGATGCGATAGCTACGCAGACGCTCATCACGCATCAATGCAACCGCCTCTGGCGATACCGGAACGCCTGTAATGCGCGAAAGCAGCTCAGGCTCTAGGTTCTCAACCATCAGCTCAGCCTTCAGCTCCAGAATCTGGTCAAGGAACATCTCAATGCAACGCTGGCGGTTGACTAGGCGCATCGCACCAAACTGACCCTTGATACGCTGGGCTGTTGCCGTCTCTCGGCTGGCGCTAGAGCCACGCATGATGTCCGAGATGCCAGTGATCTCATAGATCGTCTGGATCACGATCTGACGCGACTGGTAGAGCTGCGCCAGAGCCTTGATAAGATTATCAAGCGGCGCTTCCTGCATCACATTGGCAAGACCGCCACCAGCCTGCAGCATGGCCATGTTGTCTACCGGCACAAACTCATTGTCCGAGGCACCCGCCAAACGCTGCAGCTCTTGGAACGATGCGTCATATACACCGCGCCGCTTAAGCGCTTCTGTCAGATTCGCAATACGCTGCGTAATCAGATCAAGCTCATAGAGCTGATCTTCATAGGTCAGGATTTCAGGGACAGGAAGCGTTGTATCGGTGGTCGATACGGCATACAAAGGCTCTGGAATAGGCC